TGTTCAAGATGAGTTAAATAAAACTAAAAATAAACTTTCAAAAACAGATCAAAACCTTTATGATGAATATAAAGGCAGAGTTGGATCTGAACTTCAGTACGCTCAAGACCGATATAAAAAGGCATACGAGAATGGTGATACAGACGCCATGCTCGAAGCTCAAAAACAAATAGCTAAATTGGCTGTTGAAGAGGAAAGCCTAAATAGAGTCAGAGCTAAACAACCTGAAATACAAGAACAAGTTGTCGATGTTGATAAAGAGATACAATCTAGACTACAACCTCAACAACAAGTTCGAGTTCAAGCAGATCCTAAAGCTCAGCAATGGGCTAAAAAGAACAGTTGGTTCGGCTCTGATGTAGCTATGACTACTAGTGCCTTTGCTTTTCACAGGCAACTAGTAGAGCAGGAAGGTTACGATCCTACTTCTGATGAGTATTATTCAGAAGTGGATAAACGAATGGCTGAGGCTTTTCCTCATAAATTAGGAAAAACTCAACAGAACACTGTGAACGAGGTTGTAGCAGGTTCAAGTAGAGGTTCTACTACTGCAAGAACACGTTCACGTAGAAAAGTACAACTCACACCGAGTCAAGTAGCAATAGCAAAAAGATTAGGTGTGCCACTAGAAGAATATGCTAAGCATGTTAAGGAGTAAAAAATGGTAGACAATGAAAAAACTACTCAAACAGATCGAACCTCCAGATCTGCAGAAAGTCGAGATAAAACATCTCGTCGAAAACCATGGAGTCCACCGTCATTATTAGACGCACCTACTCCACCAGAGGGCTATGTATACAGATGGATACGTGCTTCAATGGTAGGACAACAAGATCAAGCGAATATGTCAAAACGTATTCGTGAAGGTTGGGAGCCAGTTAGGGCTTCAGACCATCCTGATTTTGAAGCACCTACAATTGATGATGGTAAACATGCTGGTGTCATAGGAGTTGGTGGCTTAATCCTCGCTAAGATGCCGATAGAAACTGTCCAAGAAAGAAGAGCGTATTATGCTCGACTAGCTGGAGAGCAGATGGAGGCTGTGGACAACAATCTTATGCGAGAGAGTAATCCTTTAATGCCTATTAGTAAACCTAGTAGACAGACAAAGGTTACTTTTGGAAGCGGAGGTTCTAACGGTTAGTTAGAACTTAATTTAAACTTTTTATTTACATAGGAGTAAATAATGGCTAATGTAAACGATCCTAATGGATTTACACCTGCTTTTCATTTAAGCGGTGGCACAATTAGACCATCAGAGTTCGCAATCCAGAGTGGAGCTACAGGTGATATTTTTTCAGGCGATGTAGTCAAACTCTCAAGTGGTTACGTTCTTCAAAGTGGTGCTACTGATGCCCCTCTCGGTGTTTTTCAAGGTGTACAATACACAGCAACTGATGGCACTCCTGTTTGGTCTAGAAAATGGACCTCAGGAACATCAACTTTAGGTTCTGCAGATGCACAAGCGTATGTCTATGTTGATTCTAATATTGCGTATGAGGCTCAGTCTTCTGGGACTCCTACACAAGCAAGTATCGGCAAACTATATACAATTACTACAACTGCAGGTGACGCAAACAATCTCCGTTCTCAAGAAGCGGTTACTACAACTACAACTAGCGGTATAGCTAAAGTTATTGGATTTGTTGACAGACCCGATAACTCTATTGGTCAATATGCTAGATTGTACGTAAGTTTCCCAACTTCTGAATTCGGTAATAACTAAAAGGTGATTAACAATGGCAATTAACAGAGCTCAATTAGTTAAAGAACTCGAACCAGGACTTAATGCACTTTTTGGTTTAGAGTACGATAGATATGAAAACGAGCATGCTGAAATTTTTGATACTGAAAATTCAGACAGAGCGTTTGAGGAAGAAGTAATGTTGGCAGGCTTCGCACAAGCTCCTGTAAAAGGAGAAGGTGCTTCAGTAAGTTATGACACAGCACAAGAAACTTTCACATCTCGTTACACCCACGAAACTATAGCACTTGCTTTCTCATTGACAGAAGAAGCTATCGAAGATAACCTCTACGACAGTCTTTCTTCTAGATATACTAGAGCACTTGCTAGATCGATGGCTAATACTAAACAAGTAAAAGCTGCGAATGTGCTTAATAATGGCTTTAGCTCAAGCTATCCAGGAGGTGACGGTAAAGAATTATTCGCTACCAATCACCCAACCTTGACAGCTGGAGATCAGTCAAATGAGCCTTCAACAGCAGCAGACTTGAATGAAACTTCACTAGAGAACGCTTTAATTGATATTTCTCAATTTAAAGATGAAAGAGGAATCAAAATCAATGTTCAAGCTAGAAAATTGATTGTTCCACCTCAACTACAATTCGTAGCTGAGAGAATCTTAATGTCTCCAGGAAGAGTATCAACTTCTGATAATGATATCAACGCAATGAAAAACATGGGAATGTTCCCAGAAGGTTACGTTGTTAACCATTATTTAACAGATACTGATGCTTTCTTCATCAAGACTGATGCTCCTAATGGCATGAAGCACTTCGTAAGATCACCAATGTCTACTGGCATGGAAGGTGACTTCGAAACAGGAAACGTTAGATACAAGGCTAGAGAAAGATATTCTTTCGGATGGTCAGACTGGCGTGGAATGTATGGTTCACCAGGAGCCTAATCCTTTCGGGGTGGGTACTTAGTTGTATCCTTTGGAAGGGGAACTTAACGTTCCCCTTTCTTTTTTAGCCTACCTAATTTACAATTAACTAAACCGAGACTAACGTGTTACTTCAACTGGCTCGGCAGACTTACTCCAAGATGAAGTAACGAATTTAGATAGAGGAGAAAACAATGTCTAAATCAACTTTTTCAGGACCAGTTAAGTCTTTATCTGGTTTTATTTCCGCAGGTAATACTGCTGTTGTTAGCTTAACAGCCGACACAACTTTAAGTGTAGATAGTCACGCTGGTAAAATCTTACTTTGTAATGATGCTGACGGTAAATTTACTTTACCTTCAATTGTTACAACTGTACCAAGTGACCCTACAGATCCTAACCAACTTAATAACTTAGGTGCTTCTTTTGTTTTTATAGTAGAAACAGCAGCAACAGACCTTGACATCAAAACTGATGGAACTGATAAGTTTGTTGGTAGCGTTTTTGTAGGTATTAACGACGCAGCAACTGGAAAAACTTTTGTTTCAGGTGCTTCTAATGACGTTATTACCCTAAACGGTACTACTTCAGGTGGTGTTGCAGGAAGCATTGTAAAAGTAACAGCTATGGCTAGTGCTAAATATCATGTTGAGGCATTTTTAATTGGCTCAGGTACTTTAGTTACTCCTTTTGCTGACGCTTAATTTTAGGAGTCAATTATGGCAGATGCAGTAACTTCAACAACTCTGTCAGATAGTGATAGGTCAGCTGTTATTCAGCTGACCAACACTTCAGACGGAACAGGAGAGTCAGCTGTCACTAAAGTAGACGTAAGTGCTTTGGCTGCTCGTAAAAGTGATGGAGCAGCTTGTACAGGTTGTAGACTAGCTAAAGTTAGCTATTCTACTTTTGGTATGAGTGTAAAACTTTTATGGGATGCTACTACTGACACAATATGTTGGGACATAAACGAAAACTATACAGATGAAGTAGATTTTACTGAATTTGGTGGTATACGTAATACTTCAGGATCAGGAAAAACAGGTGACATAAACCTTACTACTACAGGTCATGCACTTGGCGATTCTTATGTTATAGTCCTTACAGTATTTAAAGACTACGATTAATGGCAACTTCAGGAACTAAAACATTTGCTTTAAATATAGCCGATACTATAGAAGAAGCATACGAACTAGCAGGACTAGAACAACGTACAGGATACGATGCTAGGACTGCTAGACGTTCTTTAAACATTATGTTTGCTGACTGGGCTAACAGAGGCGTAAATCTTTGGACTATAGAAGAAGTAACTTTAAGTCTAACTCAAGGCACAGCCAGTTATAACTTAAACGCTTATGATATTGATATACTTTCAGCTGTCATACGTGATACTAGTAAAAGCCCTGTATTAGATATAGAAATAGATAGAATAGGTAGACAAGAATTTTTAAATATTCCTACTAAAACTACTCAAGCTAGACCTACTCAATATTTTGTAGACAGACAAATAACTCCTGTAGTTAATTTGTGGCCAACTCCTGATACAAGTAATTATCAATTAGTTTCTTATAGAATACAGCGTATAGATGACGTAAACACTTCTGCTGAAGACCCAGAAGTACCATCAAGATTTATACCTTGTATGGTTAGCGGATTAGCTTATTACATAGCTTTAAAAAAGAA